CCCGTTAATTTAATTAACCCATCTTCGAAAGATACGCAAATCCATTTACCACCTGTTTGAAGATCAATACAGACCTCCCATAGTCTCGGTAATCCTGCATCCATCCACTCTCGAATATCTTCAAATGGATTAAGGGTTCTTTTAGAAGGTTCGATTTGGGGCAAATGAAATACAAGATTTGAAATACTTAAATAAGATACTTCAGAATTTTGTTCTATACGATTTTTATTCCACCATTCGCTCAACCTATAGACTTCATCATCTGTTTCGGGGAAAATATGTAAAACATCATAATCCCCTGCTGTAATAAAATTTGCTCTCATTTTTAAATTGTTAATATTGTTATTTCTGTTCTTGGTTTCTCTGAATAGACTTTCCTTGCCCTTAATTCGCATATCAGGGAGTCGTCCCTGTAATAAATACCTATCAGGCTATCCGTAACGAATTTGATAAGATTATCAATGTCCGGACGGCTTGAATGATACTCCGGCGCAGAGTCTTTTAAGAATTGGCTGTTTTTGCCCGTTTTATAATGATTCTTCGGTCTGTGCATATAGAACACCACTTCAAGGAAGATAATGTCAGAAATGGGCTCTTTTGGGGCAGATTCCTGTAATATCCCTGCAAAGGTCTTCTTCTTCTCATTGGAGGGATCATAAGTACCGGAAAACTTGCCTCTCGTAAAATGCCTGTGCCTTGCCTGGGCTTTTGGCTCTCCTAATACTGTGAGTTCTATCTTCATTCCTTTGTCTTTTGTCCCACAATCCTAATTTGTTCGGGCAGGAAGCATTGAATCTGCCCTGTTGCCACACTTTCACAAATACCTACCGTGTAATTAACTGCCATATCGTTTATAATATCATATTTCAGACCAAAATGCAAAAGCCAGTAATTCTCCTTGGAGGTAATCAGATTACCCTCTTCGTCTATGTCACCTGCTTCTATCGTGACCTCGCAATATGTCTTCAGGAAGCTCATTCGGTTTATCGTATTTGAAATAATGTCCTTTTCTTGTCATCGCACCCGTCCTCAATGACCTTATCATCCCGTTCTTGCTCAATCCCACGGCCTTTCTTGCATCGCTTATGCTGTCAAACCTCTCTATGACTTTATGATCCGAGTTCTCCTGTATGACGGCTTTCTCCTGGCTCTGGTTATAATCCTTCACCCTTGCATCGTATCCTATGGCGTACATCCATCCAAGATACTTCTCTGCCGTCTCCCATGATATTGCAGGTATATGATCACCGTCATAAACCATCGTGAGAATAAGCCCCTGCTCCTTCATCCATAGCTTTGCTTTCCTTATGGCGATGTCTCGTGTCATTAATAGCAATTAAGGTCTATCTTCTTAAATTCATTCAATAACTGCTCATCAGACGGCTTCTCCTTGATCTTATTAGAAGCCACACGGTTCTTTGACCCTTTCCTCTCGCCCCAAAGGAAACTGCCCAATTTACCAAAGTCTATGGCCTCTGCTCCACTATTTACAAGGTCATGGATAAGAGTATTGGCTATCTCTGACCGTGCATCATCAATGAGATTCTTAACTCCCATGAGAACTTTGTCTTTCTTGCAGAGGTCATAAAGCCTCATCGTACCCTCTATGCTCGGCCTCTCCTCCAGAAACTTCTTATTCATAAAATCCCTGTAAGCATCTGAACTATCAGGCTCCGGCTCGTATCTTGTTATCTCCGCATCCCACTTCTCAATCTCATGCACATTGCCCATCTTTTCTGCCTCTCTCTTCTTGGCAAATGCCTCCTTTGCAGGGACTACCCTTTCATACCACCATTTCTTTGAGATATTTATTAGACTATTACAGAGAGCCTCATCCCTTGTCACTTTTTCGATTATTAATTCATTTCCATCCTTTAAAATTGCTAATTCTGCATAATCAGCCTCAAGAATTATCATATAGACATGTATCTGTGCTATATATGAAGGAGGAATGCCATCTTCCCAGGATCTCGATGCATTATAAGAAAGGCATTTGCATTCAAGAATAGCCTCAGTCTTTAAGGGTTCCCCTGTCAGGAGGTTAATGCCACCCTTAATGTTCATCAACCGGTCAATAGACCCAAATAGCCATGGATATTTTGGATTGACTACAAAACCATTCAGATTCCTGCAGGAGCGAATGACCTTTTGGTTCTTGAAATTTTCGATATAACCGGTCTCGCTCCCGTCATAGTATTGCCAGAGATCGGCTATTTTTTCTTCAAGGTATCTGCCAAAAAACATTTTTGGATTATCAGGTACTTCCGTAAGTACGTCTCCTGTTTTGTTGTGAAAATGGTAAATCGTCCGATTATATTCAGGTTTTACAAGACCACAAATATCAGAAATTTCCGATCCTCCTATACCGTTCCTGCGGAAATCGAACCATTCCTTCGTATGCGAAGGAATCCTTGTTATTATTAAATCACTTCTCATATCATCATAAGTTTAATCCGTGAGGAGGCCTCATCCCTTCCAGTTGCAATGGCAATAGCTCTTTATAGAGTTCTCCCATGAGTTCGCATAAGAGGTCTGCCTGCGATCTCATCATCTCAACTTCCTGTTTTCCGTCATTGCTGATATTATTATACCAGTTGTCATAAATCTTAGACATCTTGTTTACAAGGTTTTCATGCTGCCCGACAAGATTCCTCCCTGCCTTATAGAAGTGGTTCAATGCCTCAAGCCTTGCCCTGAGCATCTTTAGCTTCTCCTGCCCGACTGCTTTCTGCTTATCGTCTTTCCATTGATAATTTGCATCGGAGCAAATCCTTTCAGCATCAAAGACCTGCTTTTCCAATTTGTCAAGCTCTTCGGATTTGTACCATTCAAGGAGCTTACTGAAGACATAATCATTTACGTTACTCATATATATACATTATTTGTGATTCCTCAATGCCATAATCGGACTTCTCCTCTGTTGATCCACATTACCTTATATCTCTGTGGCTTTCCTGAATTTATAGAAACATCCACTTCCTGCAAAAGTTTGATCTTTATTTTACTCTTCATAGCATCTCCATTAGTTTTTCTTCAAGCCATTTAACATAATCAAGATCCGGAAACTCCATCCATTTGGATTCCCCATCTCTTCCTATCATATCAAGAAAGCTATCATCTAAATCATTGCCGTCAAGAATCACATCTCCCATCCTTCCAACTCTGACATAACAGGAAATCTCAATTGGAACTTGAGATGTTTCAGCCTTATATTTCATCCGCAATTCTACTTTACTCTTCATAGATATACATTATTCGTTGTTCCTCAATACCAAAATACTCCTCACCGTCAATGGTGACAATGCTCGCAGCCTTTCGGTTGAACTGAACCCTCATGCCCGTTTTTACCTCATTACAAGCATCCCCTGCCTTTATTATCGTTCCGGTAAGGGGCAACATCTCTTTTGATGTCTCAGGCACCAAAACGCTTCCTTTTGCCTCTGGGAGCTTATCAAGCCTGATTAAAACTGAATTGCCTAATATTTCCATAAATTAAAAATTAAAATGGAAGGTCTGAATTATCTTCTTTCCCGTTAAATGTATCATCGTCATCATCTTTGGCGGCAGGATTCAGCTTGCCTACGACAGGGGCATTCTTCTTCTTTTCCTCCCACACATAAAACCTCCCCCCCTTGGCGGAATCCATCTTCAGCTTCGTCTTATCCATCTTTCCCTCCTCCTCAAACCGTATCTTCTCCGTCCTGAGTATCGTAGGCACATCTGAATCAACATAGTATTTATCATCCTCATCGGCATCATCAGGTATCTCATCATTGGGCTTCTTCCTGTTCATATAACGGTGAAGTATTATCCCCGTATCCGGCTTCTCCTTCCATGCCGAGCTCCCCTTGATGTCATAAAGGCATGGCATCCTGTAATTAATCCCCACCTTCTCAATCTTTGTCGGATGGGCAATGATTATTCCATGGACATCGTAAGCATCGTTGAAATTAATAAGATAATCCAATTGTCTGCTTATAAAGGTGCTCTCCGTCATGTTCCTTGGCTGTTCATGCTCGATCTTGTTCCACGCATCAATGACATAACCAAAGATATTCTCTGTCTTCTTCAGGTATTTGAGGTATTCCAAGATAGACTCCATGGTATTCACCTTATCGCTCTTTATCTTGCCGTTCCAGCTCTCAAAGTTCTTGCTGTTAGGCGATATTATAAAGAAATGCTTCTCTATGTATCTCATGGTCTTATCCCGAAGCTCCTTGCTCATCGAGTTCTTCCATCCCTCCCTGTAGAACTGTCCTGTCCATACCTCCGCTATTTTGGCAAACTCCCTTGCTTCAGGCACGTTCTCCGGTGTGAATAATGCAAATTTAAGGTTCAGCTTCTCATTATGCCTTATAAGTTCGCATATATACCAACGTATAAACGTTGACTTACCGGCACTTGGTAGCCCCGTAATTACAGTAAGATGCTTTGGTTTAAGAGTAAACAGTCTGTCCACTTCCGGAATGCCTATGCCAAGCCCCGGTGTGAAACCGTTCTTCACTATCATCTCCAACTCTTCCCTGCACATGGAAGGCTTTATTATTCCTCCTACGGGGAATGACGAAAGGTTCTGATAGCAGTCATCCACTCCTTCCTGATTAAGAGCCTTGAGTCCTTTCTTTTTATCCCCCGCCCATACCTCGTTGATGTCCTTATAACCTACGGGATATTGTATGTACTTGCATCTCTCCTTGCCGATAATAAGCGCCAGATGATTTTTGAGTTTGATACCTGGCGCATCATTATCGGTGGAAAACACATGTAAATCCGCATCTGCAATC